GTAAATCAAGCAGCAATTAAACCAAGAGGTGTGCCACGGGCCATTACAAATTATATATAGATAATTTCTTTATATAGTTTTGAAGAAAAGAGTTATGCGTCAATAACGGTGCCGGATAAACCGACACCTGTATCAGAATTGATTATAACCTGATTGGCAATAGCAATCTGAGTAAGAGGGACAGTCTGCATAATAGTCTTTGAACGCAAAGTGTTTTTCATACCAAGCAGACGTTGATTTTCACGAATTACAGACAACTGGCACGTACCCGTGCTGATTACATTATCACCGGTAATAGCAGTGCTATCACCGACAATGCCTGCCTGAAACTCAACAACAGCAATATAACAAACACCAGCAATAAAAACATACTGGGATTGTTCTTCCCTATTGATAATAGGAAGGTCGTTAAATACAAACGACGAATTAAACTGCTGTCCAGGTTTTAAACTAAAACTGGAACTGGTACCAACTTTTCTAAACCAAAAATTGATACCATCTTTTACCTGTGGAGATGAGAAGGTTAAAGCAGGGTCAAAGAACCCTGTTGAACCACTAGCATTAATAGATGAACCTGGCATATTGTGCTGACCTGCCCAATTTAAACCATTGTTTCCACCACCATTTTGGAACGCCCAACCATTACCAATGGTTTGCTCGGCACCAAGACCAGACGCAACTGTAGAAAGTGCTTGTGTGGAATAATACATTAACATATTAATGGGGTCAAAAATAACACCACTCGTAGCATAAGTGGTGCCAGAATCTCGCTTGTAAGCAAACAAATGAACCTTACCAGTAATTGAATTAGAAGAACTGTTAACCATTTGTATTTTCTCAGTATGTTTATCAACATAAAATTGAGCGTTATCACGCTCTGCTTGAGTGGAGATTTGCGCGTTGGCAGTTCCGGTATCACTAAACAGAGAAGACTTGTAAGTAGTAAGGTCGGTGTTTAAATCATCACTTGTCATAGCATTAATTCTTATAGAGAACATTGCTTTCCTACCCGATGGGCACTCAGCACTGAAACTATACGCGCGCTTAAAAAGCAACGGAGGCCTGACAGTTCTTGAAACCTTTTCCTGAAAACTAATTACACGTTGTTTTCCAACCACAACCGCTTTCGCTGTCGTAATATTATCACTCTGTGATACACGACCAGCAGCCATTTGATTAGCACGTAGCTTAGCGGCATTCTTACGACGAGTCGCATAAGCACTAACAGCACGTTTAACTTTTGCCAAAGCAGCAACGGTACCAATAGTAGCACCAAGAGTGGGTTGGAGCCTTCGGCGACCCGCAGGGGCTTTCTTCTTAGGAGCTTTCTTCATATACTTTTTAGCCATTATACATTATGTCTAGAACTTTTTAAACACAGGGTTTATAATTAATGTAAAAAAGTATATAAATATCTCACCTAATCCTATAAAATGACAACGCAGGCTGATTTAGGCGGATTAGGCGGGGAGGGGGGTAATACTCATTTCCCCCTCCCCGAAACAAAATCCTTACAGATTCCAAAGCGAAAAAATCATTTTTTCACAATAAACAACTACACAGAAGAACAAATAGGCGGGCTTTTAGAATATTTCAATACTCACGCAAAAATATTTGTATTCCAAGAAGAAATAGCACCTACGACTGGGACACCACATTTACAAGGCGTAGTGTCATTTGACACTGAAAAACGCAGCACTGTATGGGACCCAACTAGTCGTGGGCAATGGAAACCATTAAAAGGGTCTGTAAAAGATTGTATAACTTACTGCTCTAAACAAGAAACCAGAAAACCTGGTGGCAGGCAATGGACTAAAGGCTTGCCAAAACCTATAAGACTGATAGAAAAACTCTATCCATGGCAAGAAGAAGTTAAAAATATTCTTACGAGCAATGAGTATGATGATAGGAAAATATATTGGTACTGGGAACCTGATGGAAATGTTGGAAAATCACAATTTGCTAAATATATGTATGTACACCATCAAACAATGTACTTAGGAAGTGGAAAATATGCGGATTTAATGAATCTTGTATTTAATGCGGATATGGATATTTGTCAGAGTATTATTTTTGATATACCACGAAGCCAAGGAAATAAAATAAGTTATAGTGCGCTTGAAAGCATAAAAGTAGGACTTATAACAAATACAAAATATGAAACAGGAATGAAAGTATTTAACCCACCAATAGTAGTAGTGTTCGCAAATTGCGAACCAAATCTAAACGATGATAACCTTAGTGAAGACCGTTGGGTAATTAAAAGAATTGAAAAATAATTTATGTATAGGAAACTTATAGATAAACTGTCTATCCTCACGATGTGAGGATGCGATGCGGTGCTTGCCCGCCCTTAACCAGGGGGGGACAAGCCCCCCCATTGGGCGTTCTGCGCTCCTCTCGTGTCGCCGCAGGCGCAGCGCCTTCGGCGCGATTCAATGCGGTATGCGCGTTCGCGCAAGAATAAAGGTCGAAACAAAAAAATAGCATAGCTACGCTACGTTTTCTCCAGTGAAAAAATTGAAAATATAACGATGACGTTAAACTATAGATTTTGCTAAATATTCGGGTTAAGAGGCATTTTTAAAAAGAGTAAATCAAGCAGCAATTAAACCAAGAGGTGTGCCACGGGCCATTACAAATTATATATAGATAATTTCTTTATATAGTTTTGAAGAAAAGAGTTATGCGTCAATAACGGTGCCGGATAAACC